CTGTAAAATATTTTCACAAAGTGCTTTTAGTTTTTCTATCTGACCTGAGTTTGGATTGTTATTAATATCTAATCTGATCGCAGTGTCCGATTTAATAAGCTCTTGAAGGGTGAAGTTACGACTTAAATTCATTTTTATCCTTTTTTCTATTATATCTTTTTTTATTTTTTATTACAAGTTGCCTGAAGCGTGGTGTACGAAGCATTTTTGCAATTTTATTTGATGATGAGTTTTTTAATTGATCTTGAGCCATCGATGTTTGATTCTAATTCTGCCTCACCCTTCCAGCATTTGTACATTACAGTTTCTGAATATTGTCTCTCAGCCTGGCGCTTGCCTCGTAAACATTGTGCCATACCATCAACCTGCAAACGCGCTTCTTTAATTTCTGCGTTTACAAACATCAGGAGGGCTACCACAGTTTCAATCATTATAGTTTCCGTTCTTATAACTAATCTCACGATTAGCATCTTTTAATTTTTCAATATCGTCTAAAACCTTATCCATTTGTTTTCTTAAAAATTCTATGTTGACTTTGTTTAGTGCCATAGATTCTATGTGCTTGTTTAACTTGTCCGTGGTCTTATAAAGATCCTCGATCATCATAAATTGCTCAGAATCTGCGGGCAGTGATCCTAGTTGTCCACGTGGCCACTTGATTCTAAACTCTGTATTCTCTTCAAGATCTTTCTCCATTATTTGTATACGAGTGTCTGCAACATTAAGACGCTCTATGATTTGAAAATAGCCCATCGTGCCGAGTGCGACGATAACGATTAAAGAGGCTACCGTCTTCATAGGCATTTGGACGGCAACCTCTTCTCCGATATTGAGTGGTTTTTTAGACATAAATTATCTTGTCCATAACCATTCTACTAGCTTTTTAAAAGGCCAGCAGATGGCATTCCAAATCCACTTTAAGATTTTTTTAACCATATTATCCTCCGTTAGTAATAAAGGCTCAGCTATTATACACTGACATCTTCTTTTTTCAAACCTACAATCAACACATACGTTTAGACTCATTTTTTTTCCTCTATATCATAGAACATTTTATCTGAATCTTCCGTTATCCAGTCGTCTCCTTCTACATCCCAGTAAGTAGTTTGTACCTTGTAGTCAGGCCAGTTGTTTTCTGTGGTGTAGCTATTGACATGCCAAATTATTCTATTGTTTGGCTGCGCTGCGTAATTACCGTTTTTTAACGCTAATACGTGAGCACACTTGTGCTCTTGCGGTATTTCAGAATGTTCTGTATTTAGTATATTAGTCTCTGGATGCGCCCAGTCAATAGTAAAAAGATACTCACCTTTATAGAATTTTTTATCTTTACCCATAAATTTACCATTTATACCAGCCAACCAATCGTAACAATGCACACTAGGATAATAACTAAAACAGTTCCACAATTGTAACTCATCCACTCGCATATCTGGCACTTGATGTCGTCCGAATTCTTTTTGAAAAAACGCACTAATAGGTAATCTATAAAAAACCGCACCGTTCGGAAGCATACAATGAAACAGTATTGCACGCCCTGAAATAGAGCTGATACCAAAGACAACACAATCAACAGAATCTCCTTTATGTTCTTTAAGATCATAGAGATACTCCCTTCTTATTTTGCAATAGATAGGTGGTATGTTTGCATTTAAATAAGCCATAAATAATCCTCATTTTATTTCGCCCCAGTTAGGACCTGATTCATAATCTACTTTATTAGGAACTTCAAGATCTACTGCTTGTTCCATGATTTGTTTTATTTTATCAGCATGTGAATCTGATTCAACAGAAAAATCTAACTCATCATGCACTTGTATGTGAGACAAAATACCTTCCTTGTATAATTCTACCATTGCTTTTTTAGTCATGTCAGCTGCACTACCTTGTATTAATTTATTTAAAGCTTTGTATGTAAATGCTCTTCTGGTAGAATTTTCATGCCAATAATTTTTCTTACCTGTGTCCTCACCTTTTTCATTTAACAAAGTAGGACCCATCTTTTGTAATTCTAACATTCTTTCATGATCTTCTGCAGGTACAAACGTACCCCAATCAGTGCCTTTTAGTATTGGCTCGTATTTTGGAAACCTACAACGTCTGTCTAATAAAGTTTTTACTTCACCTTTATCTTGTGCTTTTTTCATAGCTTTATTCATTAACTGTTTCACAAACGGAACTTTATCGTGATATTTTTCAAAAAGTTCTTCAGCTTTTTCTTTTGATACACCTAATTCTGCTTGAAGTTTTGCCTTACCCATACCATAAAATAATCCAAGATTAATTGTTTTAGCCTGACCCCTAGGTATCTCAGCCATCTCAGCTACAATTTTGTGGAAGTCTGTTGAGGGATCATTATCATATGAATCTGCAATTGCATTTACAGATGGTAATTCTAATTTTAAAGCATAGTGAGCAACCAGTCTTGGCTCCTGTTGCGAGTAGTCAAAACAACCCCACTTGCATTTATCATCTGGAATAAATAATGATCTTATCATTGGTCCAGTGACTGGATCTCTTGCAGGTATTTGTTGTAAGTTTGGATTTGCATAACTAAATCTACCTGTAACCGTACCACCATCGTCTGACCTAATTTGATTTATCTCTGCATGTATTCTACCTAAATGCTCGTGTTCAATTATAGTATCAATAAATGTAGTTCTCACCTTGTTTATTTTTCTAGCTTCTGCTATTAGTTTAACTACAGGATGTGAATGATTAGTAATAAAATTTTTTGTAAAAGATGGTGACTTTGTTTTCTCAGTTAGGTCGTAAGATAAATTTAGGCTGTCAAAAACTTTGGCAATACTTGCTGCTGCCCATATTTGAACATCTATGTTACTATCTTTTTTTATTTTGTGCAGTAGCATCTCTTCTTGTAGTGCTAATTGTCGTTTCAATTCATGCGCTTTGCTCACGTCCACTTTCACTCCAAGAAATCTCATGTCAACAAGACAAGGGAAAAGACTAGTTTCTAAATCAAATATATTTTTTAAATTTTGTTCTTGAATTATTTTTTTAAATAGTTGCCAAAGTTCTAAAGTTAGCTCTGCATCTTTTTCTGCATACTCCCCAACTTCTATTGCAGGTAGTCTCCACATATCTGCTTTTGCATCTAAACCTCTTGCCTTAGCAGCTTCAATTAACTTTGTTTCATTTTTCCCTTTTTGTAAATATGTCCATGACAAAGTATTTAAAGTGTATGAATATCTATTTTCATTAATTAAAGATGCGGCTATCATTGTATCTACCACTAAACCATTGATTTTTATACCTAATTTACGTATCCAACATACGTCGTACATTGCGTTATGAAATATTTTTGTAGCAGGTAAAGCACAAACATTTGTAAACCATTCTATAACTTTTTCTCTGTCCATGTTTGGTCCTGTCTCATGTGCAATCGGATAATAACCTTTCCAACCTTCTACAGCTACAGCAAAACCAACTATCTCACCTCTGCCTACAACAGAACCAGATCCCTTCTTTTTTAATTCAGGATCTTTTGTTTCTAAGTCAATTGCAATCTCATCATACTTACTTAAGTCTGGAAATTTTTTTGGTGGTAACCACTCAGTTTGAGGTAGTATCATTTTTGTCCTTCTCTATGTTTTTATTAATTATATAATGAGCTACCATTGCACCAACAAATATTCCTACGATGCCAATAAATAACATTCCAAAACCATAACTAGCTGTCATTTTGTATCTTTCATTTTTTTTATTTCTAATTCACAATAATGAATTATTTTTTCTAAGTCTTTTATCTTATCTTTCTCCAAATATCTACAAACATATTTTACAACGTTTCCTTGAAAAAAACTAAGATTGTTTTTCGAAATAAATTCGTAAGGCTGTATCGCAAAATTTTTGTAATGTGATCCTCCAATTTGTTTATCCTGTGGGAAAACGCCTTCGAATATTTTACTGTCTGTCATATATATCTACCTCCTTTTTTTATTTGGTGTTGGCATTTCTTTTAAATAAATTTCATATGCTTCTTTTATTTTTTTGTGCCATTCTAATTTATATTTTTCATCCTTAGTTTTATTATATTGCCTGGCCAATTCATCTATTTGATATTGAAGCATTCTGTTCATGTTAATATGTGGTAGATGTTAGTATGACGTGATTGATGATTAGATGTGGGATTCGAGACATCATACTAACTTGGTGACCAGCCACGGCACTACCACTTGCCGCTGAACTTATCTCTATCCCGATCGGTTTATACACATGGTATAAATTCATTATAATTTGTATCCTTTTCTTTGAATTCTTGCTTTTAATTTATATAAATTATTTTTTGCACGAGTAACTCCAACATACCAAACTCTATGCTCTTCGTCTTCTTTGTCTTGACTTTTCTTTATTGCTTTCAATATTTTATCTCCTAAATCTAAACATAGTATTACATTATCTTCTTCTCCACCTTTTATAGCGTGTATAGTAGATATCCAGATCCTTGGAGCCTGATCCAAATCTTCTTTGGCATCTAATAAACCAAGCAAATAATCTTTGTCTTCTTGTTCAGTGTTTTTAAAAGCCTCGTACCAATCTTTTTTGTAATCTGGTTCTTCTCCCATATATTCTTTTAGTTCTTTTAAATCTTTCTCCTCCAGTTTATTTCCTTGTTGTGCAAGCATATAGTTTTTTACAGCTTTGTACAGTCTTACTTTTATACTTTTACCTCTGTTACTTTCAAAATAAATATTCTTTTTTCTTAATTCATCTTCTATTTTTAATAATCTAGATACAGTTCTTGTTAGTATCAACCACTTACCCTTTGACAAATCAACTTGATCTAAGTTTGCTATATCTTCACATAAGCCCTCAAAATTTCTTGGGTAATAATTTTTTATTTTTCTTTCACCTAAAATATTTTCCACACACATTTGTGATTGTTCTTGAACTGACTTAGATATTCTTTTTGAATATTTTAATATTTTTTCTTTTGCAGGTTCAGTTATAAATCTGTTTACATCAGCTCCTGCCCAGGCAAAAATAGCTTGGTCATCATCACCTGCAAGATATATGTCCTTGCTTTTTTCTTTTAGTTTATCATACAACTTCCACTGCAGTGGTGATAGATCTTGTGCCTCGTCTATAAACACAACATCAAATTCTGGAATTTTATTTTCTTTAATCAATAACATTTCTATCATGTCATTAAAATCAATAAGTTTCTTTTTGTTTTTATATTCAGTATAGTTTTCTGATATATGCTTTAGCATAGACCACTCAACTTCTTTTGAGTTATGTTCTCCACGATCAAATTCATTTCTTACATCAACACATCTATTTATAGACCTGTGTATTAATTGAAAGTATGGATTGTCACAAGTTAGAAAGTGTGATTCTTCTTTGTTGTACCTGTCATAGTATTTTACTCTTACATTTAATTTCTTTCCAAAGTTCTCATAATGATATGGTTGCATCACATCTTCCTCTTTTAAATTTAATAAATTAAATGCAAAAGAATGAAGTGTTTGAAAGTATACAAGTTTTTTATCTGGTGCTGGCATTCTTTTTTTAGCCTCACCTGCAGCTTTTTTGGTAAAAGCAAAGTATCCTATCTTATTTAAAGGAGTGCCTATTCTTACATAAGCTTTTGCTCTACTAATTAATTTGTGAGTCTTACCAGTGCCTGGAGGACCAAAGTATTTATATATCATTATAAGATGTCCTCTTCATCCTCAAACTCAACTATTTCTTTTACGTCTTTTTTTTCTTCGAATAAATACAAAGGTATTCTTAATGCTTTTATTGGTGGAAAGTAATCTCCATTAGAGTTCTTGCCTGGGAATCTTTTTGGTTTATTAAACAATGCTTTTTTATCTTTGTTCTCACTTTTAAATATTTCTCGTATCATGTAAGAAGTTCTTTGTGGATCTATCTTCCATTCTTTTGTTTTTAAGTCTGCATAAAATTCATCATAAACAAACCATGCATATTGATTGTCTATAAAAGGTTTACCACTTTCAAAAGATTTGTATGTGGTAGCTCTCGGTCCATAAATATATTTATGTAAATGTTTTTGTAATACATCAGTAGGACTTGTTCCTTCTGCAGGTTCTATTATTTCTACTTTCTCTTTATCAAACAATGCTCTCATTATTTCTATAAACTCGTTGCCTTTTACATTTGGAGATACTACAAAAGCTTGTTCCATTAATAGTGCTCTTAATGCTTTTTGACTTTCTAATTTATAGATATCCTTTGCGTGTATCTGAACTGTTTCTCCATCATCTCTTTCAACAGTAAACTTCCACTCTGGTGTAGGTTTATAATTTATTTTTTGTAGTGCATACATTCTAGGCCATGTCTCTTTGTTATCTGACAATACACCATATTTTCTTTTTACACATACACCTTTAACACAAACAGGAGATAACAATTCTCCATTGCATTGATAACCTTTTGTTTCTTTGTCCCAACTTTTAATTTTAGATTTAACATGATCATCTGTCCATTTTGAGTCAAATTTAAAATAGTTTCTAGCCGCTTGTACTATTTTATCTTTCCAATTATCTTTATATTTTTTCTTAGCAAAGACCATGTAGTTGTATAAAAATCTATCTCTATCATCTTCCATTATATCTTTTGTTAATATTCCTAGACATGGTGGACCATCTTCAAATTCTTCACCACTTCCTTTTAATTCATCTGATATAATTTTTTCTTGAATATCTTTTAATTGTTTTTTACTTACAGCATTTAACTCAACACATTTTAAAAATAAGTCTAATGACATTTCTTCACCATCTGGTGACAATGCTCTTCTGTCTTGACCGTTGTAAGGAAGATTTATAAAGTTACCATTTGTTTTATTATCTTCATCTGATTTTAAATTTGTTTGCTTTGGAAAAATTTCTGTTTTGATTGATAGTTTAAACACATAAAGCATCTGTTCTAAAAACTGTCTGATCTCTATTGCTTTTACAAACTCTGTTGTAAAGACATACAAATGAAGACCACCACTTTTAGATAGTATTGGTATGATTGGTAAATTTTTTTCTTGAATTGTTTTTAAATAAAATTCTCTATCAATTGGATATTTGTCTACATCAATAGCACCAAATCTAGCTGTGCCTTCATCAGTACATGGTTGAATACCTATTGATTTAGTTCCTTTTAAATGATCTTCGTAATCTTTGTCTGATACTTTTTCTTGGGACCACTCGTGCTTGTATTTTTTCTTACCAGTTTCTGGGTCAGTATAACCTTGATTTGTTTTACATACGCCGTAGTTTCTAGTGAGCCCACTAAAATACTTTATAAAATCTTTCATCACATCCTTTTATTCTGAGGCGCCTCCAGTCTCCCTTCAGCGCCCCGTTTGTACAAACTCTTCTTAAGATATTAGATAATATCTTGAGACTTTGTAGAGTCAACCTTTTCGTATTTAGGTTTAGCTGAACCTTTAAAAGCTTCTTCTTGAAGCTTCTTAGCTGTTTCATAAACATCTAAGTCATTCTTATTAGATAAATCTAACATTCTAACTTTAGAAGGTTTATAAACATGCCAGTTCTTGTCTCCCCAACTCTTACCTACTGTTTTAAGATTGAACACAGCTGAGTATGCTGCAGGTCTGAATGTACCTTTAGCATCTTCTGCTCTCAAGTTTTGAATTAAATTATTTAATTCTCTACCTGGTGTTAGGTTAGAAGATCTCATTGCAATAACAGCTTTTCTTACTTCTCCATCTGTCAATGCAAGAACATAAAAGTACATAGTTTTCTCACAGTAATTACCATTTGATAATCTGTACTTTCCATTCTTTTCTTCTACGGCATCTGCAGGTGGTTCCATGTGAGTACCTACAGGAGCTGCTGCGCTATCTCCTCTCTCTTGCCATTCTGGAAATCTAGTTTGTGAATGACAAATAACTATATCTAGTCCTTTGTCCCCACTAATTAAAGATCCAAAACTGCCTGAGTATATCATACCAGGTCGTGCACCTTGCACATGCTTGGCACTTCTCTCATTACATTCTGGAGAAAGTTGATGAAGAATCTTTAAGATCGGAGTCGAAGTATCGCTCGCCTTAATTTCTTCAGTACCTTTGCCTGAATCAGCTCTTAAGTTAACTGGTGATAATGCGCCTGCACTATTCTTTTTTACCATTTGAGTGTCTGTATTTGACATATATATTTACCTCTTATTATTTATTTTTTATTTTTTATTTTCGTTTGATTACCATCAAACGTCCAAAAAAGATCTTCAGGAACTTCGTTTCCTTTGTTCTTCCAATCTTCCATGGTTACTTTTAGAGTCATGGCATGAACCGCTTCTTTCTGAGTCGGTTCATAACCTTGACCCCGTGCAAGGGTAGCATAAGCCATTGCCTTGTTTTCTTCGCCTTGACCAAAGTTAACTGTGATTTCGTTTTTCACAATATCACCTAAGCCATTGTCTCGAAGCCATTGTATCGCCTGAGGCTTTTTATCAGCCTTCATAGTGGCACTGTACACTTTTTTAACAGATAGTTCAGAACCATCTTTTAACTTAACTGTACTAAGATTCATTTTATTCATAATCTCAGGTATACTAAAATTACTAATATATTTTTCCTGTGCTTTTAGTTCCTTAAGTTTACTTTCTGCAGCTAATATCTGCGCTGCTACAGATTTATATTGTTCGATAACCTCAGATAATTCAGTTGGATCTATAACATCAACTTGATCTGGTGCATCGTCACGTAGACTAACAGTCATATTTTACCTCTTTATTATTTACTTTCATGCTGACAATATAGAAACTAATTTCTAATTGTCAACTACTTTTGAAAAAGATTTATTTCTATAGGAAAATAACCTGATGCTATTCTGTCCCACTTTAATAATTTATATTTTCCATTAGTAATATCACTTGCGACAGAACATACCACCCCAATAAGAGCAGGGTCACCATACAATAATAGATAATCTTCTGACGTAAAATCTTTTAAACTATTTTTTATTTCTAAAATTAAAGGACCTGGTGAAAACTGCATTTGTTTTAATCTGGGAAACATTGTCTTAATTTCGCCATATTTTATTGCAGGCGTCATATCAAATTTTGGTTTACCTGTTTCTCTATCGACAGGAATGTCTTGTACTAAATAAACTTTTGCCATTGACTTTTTACCTTTCTATTCATATATAGTACCTCAGAAAGAAAAGTAAAGGTATATATTATGATAAATTATAAATTTAAAACACAACCATATAAACATCAATTAGATGCATTAAAAGATTCTTGGGATAAAGAAAATTTTGCGTATTTCATGGAGATGGGTACAGGTAAATCTAAGGTTTTATTAGATAATGCTGCCATGCTTTATGATAAAGGTAAGATCAATGGACTATTAATTATTGCACCTAAAGGTGTATATAAAAACTGGTATGACTCGGAGATACCTACACATTTACCAGATCATATTTTTAAAAAAATAGTTTTGTGGAAAACTTCAGATAAGTCAGCTAAACAAAAAAATTTATTAAATACTTTGTTTAAGACAGGAACTGAGTTTCATATTTTAATAATGAATGTAGAAGCCTTTTCATCCTCTGATGGGCCTTCTTTTGCACATAAATTTTTATCAGCACATAATGCTATGATAGCAATAGATGAATCTACAACTATTAAAACTCCTACTACAAAAAGAACTAAAAGTATTATTGCGCTGAGGGAGCTAGCTAAATACAGGAGGATCTTAACAGGTTCTCCTGTGACTAAATCACCATTAGATTTATTTAGTCAATGTGAGTTCCTTGATCCCTGGCTCTTAGGTCATTCTTCTTATTGGACATTCAAGGCTCGTTATGCTGTAACAAGAAAAATACAGGTATCTGGCAGACAAGTAGAGATAGTTGTAGGATATAGAAATTTAGGTGAGTTATCAGATAAAATAAAACCTTTTTCTAAAAGAGTTTTAAAAGACGATTGTCTAGATCTACCAGAAAAAACGTGGATGAAACACACAGTAGAGTTAACTAAAGAACAAAAGAAAGTATATGCACAAATGAAACAAGAGGCCATTGCTTTTCTTGATGGCAAAATGCAATCTTCTGCAACAGTTATGACTCAATTAATGAGACTGCATCAAATAACTTGTGGACATTTCACAGCTGACGATGGCACAATAAAAAATTTACCATGTAATAGAGTAACTGAACTTATGGACATACTAGAAAATGTACATAACAAAGCGGTTATATGGTCACATTATACTCATGATGTAAAAAGAATTATCGAAGAAATAAAAAATAAATATGGTGAGGATTCTGTTGTAGATTATTTTGGTGAGACAACACAAGATCAAAGATCAACTAATATAAAGAAGTTTCAAAATGATGATAAATGTAGATTCTTTGTAGGTACTACACATACAGGTGGTTATGGTATTACATTAACTGCTGCTAGTACAATGATTTATTTTTCTAATGGGTATGATTTAGAAAAAAGACAACAATCAGAAGCACGTATTGATCGTATTGGACAAACAAAACCTATGACATACATTGATATTATTGCTGAAAATACTATTGATGATAGGATCGTAAAAGCTTTACGTAATAAAATAAATATTGCTAATGAAATTTTAGGTGAGGATTTAAAAGAATGGATTTAATAATACTTAATGATGGAGTGTATTATTTGGTAGAGGTCACAAAAACCATGACAGATGGTATAAAATTATTAGGTAAAGTAGATTGCTTTAATCTTTGCGATGTACTCAGATTGCATTTAACAACTTATTATGATTATCCAATTAATGCTCATGTAATGAAAGATGGCACTGGTGATTTCTTTGGATGTATATGTAATTAAAGTTTTTGTAAAAGAACTACAATTACACCACCCATACCTGACATAACTGCACCCATAGATACTAACAATATTCTTTCTATTCTTGTTATTTGTCCTTGAAGTTGTTGCATCCTATCATAAGTTTGTTTTTGCATGATACGACACAGTTTTTCATGTGACTCTATTCTTTGCAGTGCGTCTTGTTGTTTATTAGCCATTATTTTATAGCCCCCGCTATAAGCTCCCGATAGATCACGTCTATCATACCACCCAAACCGTGCATTATGTTATCATACCTCTTTGTCTTAGTTTTATCATTTTCTCTTCTTCCGATAATAAAGCATTTTCAATTGGTGTCAATCCTGACGCCATAATGTTTCCTGGTGCCTGAGGCTGTAATACCTGAGCGTTTGGCATTGGTTGCGGTGGTAATGGTGGTGTTTCTATTTCATCTAATAAATAATTATTTATATCTAATGGACCACTATTATTTGGTTCTTCTCCATCTCTAGGAGATCCTTCAGATCTAAAAATTCTATCATCAACATTAAATAACAATTGATTTCTTAATGATACTCTATTCATATCTCTTATCATTCTTCTTATAATTGGTTTAACAATTCTATATGGATCTGCACCTCCAAGATCACGGGCAGTTTCTCTAAATTTATTTTCTATATCTTCAGAAGGAGAGTAAGCATCAAATTTTGCATTTCTTAAATTTCTAAAAGATTCATTACTTAAAGCTCTTTCTTTAAATGTTCTTTGTAGATCATTTCTGTTAACACCTAATATTTCAGCGGCAGATAAGTCTAAAAACATATTTTGTTGAACACCAAATCTTGCATTATTTGATTTAGCAAATTGTATTATAATATCATTTGGTTTTACTTGACCTCCTTTTAATACTCCAAATTTACCTCCTGTAAATTCTCTTCTAGAATTTCTTATTCCTCTTTGATATTCAGAAATTTTAAAATCCATGGACCTTAATGGATTTACTTTAATAGCTCTAAGTCCCATAAAACCAGCTATTTCAGGTCCAACATCATATTCCTCTCCTCTTTCAGTAGGAGTTTCGGTTAATGCTTGTACCACTCTTGTGTAAGGTTTCATATTAGGAGCAAGGGCTTTAATTAAATGAGAATTTATTATGGATATTTTATCTCCTAGTGAAGTTTGATCTGTATATAATCTTCTACCGTCTTCGGTTCTTCCATTTCTAAGAAATATATCTGCTGATGCTTCAGTCCAAATAGATTCTGATAAAAAAGGATTCATTATTTCAGCACTCGCTTCATATAATCCACCTGCAAATCCTTCTAAAATTTGTTCATCAGTTAGTGTTCCTTCTTGAATATTATTTATTACAGTTCTAAAAGGTCTATTAATGACATCGTATGCATTAGTGTGACTAAAATCTGTATATCTTAAGTCTCCATCTTCACTTCTAGTTGGAATTAATGTAGAGTTTTTTGACCATTCAGGAACAAATCTTCTTAACGCTTGCAGCTCTTCTTCTGATACATCATATAACGCTTTTGCACCCTCTGTTAACGCCACAGGAGCTGCTGTTGAAAAAGCTGCCATACCTAAAAGTCTTTTTATCCCTACACCATAAGATCCTGTTTCAATAGCATTGTTTTTAACAACTCTCTCCGTTCCGTCTTCTAAAATTTCTGTAACTGTTGAGCCTATATTACTACCTTTAATTTTAACTCCTGCAGCAGGTTTATGACGCATTTCTCTTAATCCTTGTTCAATAATATTTCCACTTGTTCTTATCATTTCAGATGGAAATGACATAAAATTACCAACTGGAAGTAATCTAGATGTTCTAACAAAAGAACCTACAAAAGAATAATTAGGAACAGTATTTTTAACTATGTTAGCTGCCTCTGTTTTAAGAGCAAAATCATCTAAAAATTCATCATATGTTCCTGTAAAAGTTTTATTTTGTTTAGCATTATTAAATTTTAATATTAATTCATTTTCGGGTAAATCTATTAAATTTTTGTTAACAGCTTTTCCTTTAGCTACTTGTTTTTTAAGTCTATCTAGTTCAACTACATAATTCGTTATTTTAAAAGTATCATCCTCTGCAACATATTTACCTTGAAAAAAATCTTTAAGTTTAGTCATCCTTCTCATAAAAGGACTTAATATACTATCTAAGTTTGCGGCCTGTTCTCCAAATTTAACATCTTTAAGTAAAGCTTTTAGATCACCTATTTGTACCTGTGAGTTTACTACACCTAATTGAGTTAATTCTCTATAGGCCTCTTGGGCTCTACTTGAATTAGGACCAAGTTTAGTTAAACCAGAAGTATCAATACCTTTAGAAAAAGCCTCTTTTATTAACATTGGATTCTCAAATAAAATACCATTAGCTCCTGAAAAACCAACTGCACTTAACATATTACGTATGTGAGTGGGAATAGAAAAAACTGTTTTAGATAATTGTGAAAGACCTTTTGGAAAAATTAAAAGATTTCTATATAACCAGCTTGCAGCAGCTGCAGCTCCTTCCTTATCTTTTCCTCTTACGAACCCCTGTAAACCATCTCCAACATTATTTATATTTAAAATAGCTTCAGCTATTTCTTTTGTGGTAAATTTGTCAGCTAAAGGATTATATAATCCTTCTGCTCCAGGTAATTTTTTAATCACGTCACCTACATTAACAAATTCTATTCCTGTAATATCCGATCTTAATGCTTTTCGTCCAGCGTCTTCACTTGCCCAAAAAAATCCTCTACCACCTGCTTTTTGCACTTCATCATTTTTAGCTAAAACAGAAGTTAAATATGCAGCTGTTCTTGCTTTTGTTGATAAATTTGTCATTGCATTATAAATTGAATATCTTGGATCTCTTATCTCTCCAAATAAATCTCTTAATTCTTTTGGTAAAAGTTGTGTATCATCAACAACTTGTTTTATAAAATCTCCCCCAGGTTTTCCTTCCATTGTTTTTGAAATATATTTATTTAATTGTAAAGGAGTAGGTTTATTTAATTTTGCTACACTCGTAATTAAATTTTTAACCTGAGCCGTTGCTTCTCTTCTTAACAAATCATCACCCATTTTAGGGTTTGTTTTTTTAATTGCTGTTTTAAAAAAATTAATTGCTGCCTCTTCTGCTTCTCCTGTTGGTCTATATCTACTAAAAAATTTAAAAAGTTTATTTCTCTCTTCAAACATTCTATAGGTTGTTCCTATCCAACCTTGTGTTCTTGATTTTAAAATAGATTGTAATTGTTTTGATCCTTCTGTAAATTTTACACCTTTAGCATTGCTATCCAATATGTCTATTAATTTAACAAATTCCTCCCTAGCAGAATTTAAGTTACCTACTAAAGACTGTCTTGTTTCCTTATCAACATTTGTTTTTTTTAATAAATTTAATAGATCATCTATTGATTTAAAATTTATTTTTTTTCTTAAATCACCTTTAAATAAAGAATCATTTAAAAGATTATAAAATTGATCTCTTTCTTTTGTAGTAGACTTACCAAAAATTTTTTCTGCTTTTGGATATATTCCGTCTACTATTTTTGTAATATTATCAACTAATTCTTTTGCTCTACCAGAATCTGTTGCTATTAAAGATTGTTTAATTCTTTCATCTGCAAACAATTCTTTACTTAAAGCACCTCTAGGACTAAAAGGAGCTCTTATGTATTTATCTAACCATCTGTCAAATTTACTATTACTGTACGCTAATTCCTGACCTCTTTGAGCTAAAAGTTTCGAGCTTTTACCTATACCAAAAACTACAGGTGTTAGTAACAAAGATTCTGATCCAAATTTTAATCTGTTTAATAATTTTCTTGAAGCCTCATCACCGCCGCTGCTTTCTTGTCTATCTAGTTGAGTAACACCTCTTTCAAACATGTCACCAAAAGTTCCTATATTTTCTACATCAGCAACAAATACTTCTCCTGCTGCTCCTCCCATAACCCCAACAGTATATCTTCCATATTTTGCTTTTTTATTAAGGTCTTGTATTTTATTTAAAGCCTCTCTTAATTGACCCCTACTTCCAGATTTTTTAAAATCTGCATATGCACCATTTTTCTTAGCTTTTAATACTTTAGCTGTTAAACCTCGTGCAGCTTTATTAGCTAATTTAAAACCAACAGTCCCTGGAACACCTACTTGAACAATTGCTTCTGTAAGTTTACCTATTGCTCTTTCTTGTGCATCTTCTTCAAAAATATTTATCTTATCAAAAAATTGCTCCACGTCCGCTGCAGTATCTGTGTCTGCACCTAAATCAATTAATTCTGCTCCTAATGAAACTACACCTTCAGGTATTTTAATTAAACCTGAAACAATACCTGATGCAAAAGATTTATACCAAGATATGTCACTATCTTCTTCCGCCGAGCTAAGTGGTAGAAATTTTTCAGCCATTTAAACCCTTAATTTCCAAATTTTTGTTTCTTTTTTATATTTTTATACTTTTCTTCAAACTCTTCTTTTTTAATAAGTTCTCGTAATTCGTTTAATGTTATAGCGTTTGGACCCAATTCTTTTTTTTGTTGATTTATATAATTTTTAGATTTATTACCTTCTGGTCTCTCTGGTATTAAAATTAAATTTCTTTCAGCCGCAATTTTTTCAGCATCACTTCTTGAAAGAAGTGTTTCTTTAGTTTCTTTAGTTTCTTCATCGTTATCATTTTTTTCTTCGGGGCTGTATTCATCTATGTCAACTACTTTATAACCATATGTTTTTTTATCAATTTTTCTTAATTGTTTAAATTTACCATCAGTTACATCATAAAAAATATTCCCTTCATTTTCTTTTTTCCATTTCTTAGACACTGCATCTGTGTTTAATTCATTTTCACCATATCCATGAATTGATCCTATAAAAGAATCTTCTCCACCTTTATACAGTTGTTTAAAAGTTTGCATGGCTTTAGATTCCAAACCAGTATTTTCGTAAGTTCTTCTGTTTTTAGTTGCATTTACGCTACCATATTTTGGCAGTTCTATACCTAATTCATCCACGTCACTTGTTTTGTCACCCTCTATTTGCATTTCAGCTATTTTCTCAGCGCTTTTTAATTTATCTTCAAGTTGTTGACCTTGTATATCTAATTTTTCTAAAGCTAATTGTCTGTTAGCTCCTAATTGAGTTAATAAATTATCTCTTTCAGCTTCAGTTAGTTCTTTATTTGCATATATTTTATTTTGTAATTCTTTACCTTTATTAATTACATCTGCTTTAGCTGTTTCTATTTTATTTTCTATCTCCATAGCCATTTTATCTTCAGCTTCTTTTGTTGTTATTGCTGCACCAGCCGCTTTAGTTCTAATACCTCTTAAAAAAGCATCCTCATCTCTTTTGTCTTTTATCATTGTATCTAAAGGATCTTTAGCTGCAGCCACAAGATTTCCTATAAGTCCACCACCACCTGTTTTAGTTGCAGCTTGTGGACCATATTGTAAAAGAAAAGTTGTTAAAGGATCAAAACCACCTCTGTCTCCAGCAGCTTCAAGTAATTCTTTTTCATAAGTTGATCTTATGTCTCCTACCGATCTAACAGGAGTTCTTTTAAATGTAGGAACTGCAAAATTAAAATCATAACCTAACTCTTGTGCTGATCTTTGTGGTAAAGAAAGTTGAAAACCAGTATCTGCAGGATTCATGTCTATACTTCCTGAACTAAATTGTTGTCTATCTTCAATACCAGACATGATGCCATTCATATTGACACCTCCACCTTTTCTAAACATTGGTCTTCTAAATACTCTACTCATATTATCTAAGCGCTCTATATACTCCAGCAAGTGTTGCACCTAATCCCAAAGCTTGTTGCAATGGTGAAGCTGTAGGTTGCGTTGTGGTTGTTGTTGTTGGATATCCTGATATTAATCCCATAATTCCTTGACCATATTGTTGAGCTGCAGCCAAAGGTTGATTTAATTTTTGTTGTGCTAACTGTTGCTGTGCGCTTAATTCTGCTTGTCTTTGTGATTGTAAGCCAGCGCCTAAAGTTGTTAGACCTGCAACCTGTTGACCTTGTAATGCAGGAACCTGTTGAGCTAAATTCATTTGGTTAGCAAATTGTTGTTGAGCTGCTTGCTGTGCTTGTCCAAAACCTGATTGTAATAATTGTGCTTGTAATGCTGCTCTGTTTCTATCAGATGCTGATCTATATTCTGCTTCTGCAACACCTTGTCTTGCACCGCCAAACGCTCCTGCTCTAACTGCTTGATCAGATAATGCACCTAATCCTCTTTGTGCTTGTAAATCAAACTCTTGTAAACTCGCATCAATTACATCTCTTTGATAAGGAGACATAAATTGTTGATACGCTTGTGGACCTGTGGCTGCTTGTGCAGATGTTAAAAAAGGTTTAAAAGAATCAATACCCTGTGATGCTAATTGTACAGCTCTTTGTTGTAGCGGATCTTGACCAGCCACAAATTGTGGACCAAATACTTTTGATAAATCAGCAGCTTTTTGTCCAGCTATCGCAGGTCGTAATTCACCTAAATAAAGTTTACCTTCTGCTTCTAAAAATTCTGGTAATTCGGATCTTTGTGTTATTGTTTCAGTTGACATTATACCCTTCCACCTTTTTCTAAAGTTTTCATCATATCGTACATACGTTGTGCGCCTTTATTGACATTGCCGTTACCCATACCACGTACGGCATCTGCAGTGAATACAAATTCATTGTTTGATAACATAGCAGGTATGTCATCTGCCTTTTCTTTTATACCAACTGGAGGAATAAATCCACCTGTTTCTCGTAAATCTAGCTCTTTTACACCTGCTTTATTGGTTCTTTGAGGTAGACCCATGATGCCTGACGCCTGATTCACTTTTTCATCTGTGCCCATAGCATAACCTATTCTACCACCGTAAGACTTATACTCCCTAGTGTTTTCTTCTACAAAAGTTTCTACCTCTTCGTCACGTGCTTTAGGATTTAATTCTTTGTATCCTGTTCTTAAATAACCTTTTAGTACATTTATATCTTTAGTAGCTGCTGCCATTTCATTTGGATTTTTTGTATCTAAACCAGCTGCCTCTAGTACTAAACCTAATGCTGTTCCTCCACCAAATACTTTAGCAGTTGTACCTAAAGTTTTTTCTCCACCTAAAAATTTTTGAAATAAACCTTTAAGACCTGTGCCTTCAGCATATGGTGCTTGAGTCATGGCTTTTTGTCCAATAATATTTGCTAAAGAACCTTTACCTAATAGTCCACCAAACTGTGTACCAGGAACACCGAAAGTAAGTCCACCTAATATAGCAGCTTTACCTATAGGTGATTTAAGTAAACCTTTAACACCTTTTGCTACTCCTTTAACAGCTCCTTTAATAGCATCACCAATACCTCCAAGAAAGTATTCCTGTCTGGGTGCAACCTGCATAATTCCACCTCCCATTCTTAATTGTCTCTCCATTTGTGATCTAGATATTGGCATATTTTATTTATTTTATATAAAAATCTCCTATTTTACAACTTAGAATCACCACCTATTGGTAGTGCTTCTACTGTTATTTTAACATCTCTTCTAATATCATCCGCCACAGTTTCTGTGTTTGGATCTTGTACATCGTTCATTGCTTCTGCGTCTGAATTATACTCTTTACCTGTTTTCATATTAGTTAATGTAACTTCGCTTTGAGGTGTAATTATCTTAACCATTTGTCCGTTTACTTTTTCGTACCTAAAAGATGCTTCTGTTTCTATAAATGACATATTAATCCCTATTTATTTCTAGTATTGATGCAATGACATGTAATTCATTTGCATCTGCTGCTTGTGCTTTTAGTATTTCATTCTCTTCTAATATA